CACGGCCATCAATGGATGGTGCACTAAGGCAGTTGACAACCTGGCTGACCGCTTACAGTTTGACGGCTTCGAGAATGACGACTTTTATATCACGGATATGTTCGATGAGAACAACCCTGATATATTTTTCGACGATGCTATGCTGTCTTCGTTGATAACAGCCTGCTCGTTCGTATATGTCTCCCGTGGCGAGAATCTGTCCATCAGGTTCCAGGTAATCGATGGAGCTAATGCGACAGGCGTGATCGATGACTTCACCAGACTGATGACCGAGGGTTATGCAGTTCTGGAACGCGATGATAACGACAATGTTGTTACTTACGCATACTTCACTCCCGGAAGGACTGAGGTATATACGAAGGGACAGGCTGAGCCGATCGCAGTCGAGACATTCAACTCGAAGTATTGTGCACTGGTCCCGGTCATCTACAAGCCTGACGCAAAGAGGCCCTTCGGTCATTCGAGAATATCCAGAGCTTGTATGGACTACGCAAAGAGCGCCATGAGAACGCTCAAGAGAGCGGAGATCAGCGCCGAGTTCTATTCTTTTCCGCAGAAGTATGTGACAGGACTATCGCAGGACTCAGAGATTATGGATAAGTGGCAGGCTACAATGAGCGCCATGCTCACATTCACGAAGGATGAGGACGGAGACAGACCGACGATCGGGCAGTTCCAGACGGGATCAATGGCCCCGCACATGGAACAGCTCAAGAATGTCGCGTCCATGTTCGCGGGTGAGACTGGCCTGACGCTTGATGATCTCGGCTTTGCTACGAGTAACCCTTCAAGCGCAGAAGCTATCAAGGCAGGACATGAGTCCTTGAGACTTGCAGCGGTCAAGGCACAGCGTTGCTTTGGTGTAGGTTTCAAGAATGTCGGCTATATGGGCGCAGTCATCCGTGATGGAATAGATTACAACCGCGAGCAGGTATTCAGAATCAAAGCTCTGTGGAAGCCTATCTTTGAGCCTGATGCTTCCATGCTCGCAGCTATCGGCGACGGAGTACAGAAGCTCAACCTCGCAATCAACGGATTCGTTGATGCCGATAAGATGAGAAGGCTCACAGGTATTGAATAATGGCACTTACTTACGAAGACATAAAGCCTCTGTTCTTGGCTGAACTTCAAGCGGACGCACGAGCTATGGAGCTCTGGGCGATGATTGAAGATGGGACTGCGACTTATGCCATCGCTTCGGAGTATGCAGCTCATGTCGGCGATGCTCTCGCCGTTGTATTGAGACAGAACGCGCCTCTTGAGGATATATCCGAGTGGGACATCGAGGATCTGATCCCGAGGTCGCTCGGTTTAGATCACGAGTTGGTGACGGGTGCGTGTCAGAGGGTGCAGGAAGTCCTTAACGCCGACGCAGGTGTCGGCATAAGGTTCCAGCCTCCGATATTTGACGCTGACAGAGCCTATGGCATCGTGGCGGAGCTCCGGGATAACCCAGAGTTCCACAACATCGAGCGAACATTCTACGACCAGCTCGTAAACTTCTCGCAAAATGTAGTCGATGAGTCCATCAGAGACAACGCGCGGGTGTTAAGCGGTGCGGGCATACGGTCAACGGTTATCCGTGTGGCCGAGTTCAGAGCTTGCCCGTGGTGCCGTGAGGTCGCAGGTCGTTATGACTACGAAGATGTCAAGGCGACGGGCAACGATGTATGGCGAAGACATGAGAATTGTCGCTGCACCATCGACTATGTGACTGAGTACAACGGCTCAAGATATACACAGAGAGTAAACAACCAGCGCAGGGCAGACAGTTCGCTTCGACCTGCGTCTCGTGTATCACAGACGGCTCCGAGTGCTCCCAGTCAGGTGCGTAGGATCTACGACACGGATGAGGAGTATTTAGCTTCACTAACACCAGAGCAGCGCAGAGCGGTGCTCGAATCTCGCGAAAGACTTGCAGCTTATTACAGAGCACAAGGGAAGAGGTGATTTTATGAGGGTAAGGTCACGAGATAAGCCAAAGGAGGAATTTAATAACAATGAGTAGAGTCGGGAATCAGATCCCGACTCAATCAGTTATATTACCGTACGAAAAATCATATGGTGATGAAGCAGTTCAGCTCTATAACCTGAGCGGTAATGTCTGCCAGGAATGGCAGGCGTTAATGTTATCCGACATTATGGCCGTTAATGATGACGGCCTATGGGTTCACACTAAATTCGGTTATTCCGTTTCGCGTCGTAATGGCAAAACGGAGATCCTGACACAGCGCTCTATGTGGGGCTTGTTTAACGGTGAGCATATTTTACACACCGCACACCTCACAGACACGGCACACATCGCCTGGGAGCGCTTGAAGGCGCGTCTTGAGGAGATAGGCGTGGCGGTCAAGACATACAAAGGTTACGGCCGTGAGCGTATCGAGATGCCCGAGACGGGCGGAGTCATCGACTTCCGTACCCGTACAAGCTCCGGCGCACTCGGTTCGGGTTACGACCTCCTCATTATTGACGAGGCGCAGGAATACACGAACGCGCAACAAACCGCACTCAATTATGTCGTATCAAGCTCAAAGAACCCGCAGACGCTTATGTGTGGAACGCCGCCGACGGCAGTGTCGCAGGGCGAAGTCTTCCGTGATTATCGCGATAAGACCTTGCAGGGCGACACGATAAATGGCGGATGGGCCGAGTGGAGTGTTGACCACAAGACCGATGTCAAGAACAAGGATGCCTGGTATCAGACGAGCCCCTCGCTCGGCACGATAATCACAGAGAGAATCGTGCAGGACGAGATCAACGGCGACGATCTGGACTTCAACATCCAAAGACTCGGCTTGTGGATCAGATACAATCAGCAGTCAGCTATCAGCGCTCCCGACTGGGATGAGCTGAAGGTCGAAACGCTCCCGAAGCTCAAAGCTCCATTATATGCGGGCGTGAAGTTCGGGCGTGACGGCATGAATGTATGTCTGTCGGTTGCTGCGAAGACAGACGATGGACGGATATTCGTTGAAGCCATCGACTGCAAGGACCAGCGCGAAGGTAACGAGTGGATAATCAACTTCCTTATGAAGTGCAAAGTTAAATCAGTCTTGGTTGACGGTGCTTCCGGGCTCGAGACATTCCTCAAGGAGTGCAAAGAGCAAAAGCTCAAGAATGTGAACGGTGCGAAGGTTAAGGAAGTCGTGCAAGCCTCATCACTATTTGAAACCGCTATAAAAAACAAGACGCTCTGTCACAATGGTCAGCCTGGCCTCCGACAGAGCGTTGTTAATTGCCAGCATCGAGCAATCGGTTCTGGTGGCGGTTACGGTTACAAGACTCTGGACGATGACATCGAAGTCGCCCTCATGGAGTCTTTAGTTTTAGCGACTCACGCCTGCTCGATGGCTAAAGAAGTCAAGAAGCAGGTCGTTAGTTATTAAATACGCTACCGAGCGGTTGAATCGGGAAAGGAGACAGTTATGTCAGACACTTTTAAAACCATCGAAACTCAGGAAGAGCTTGATGCGATCATCGAGAAGCGCTTGAAGCGCGAGCGTGAAGTCACGACCAAACGCTTTGAGGGTTGGATCTCCCCGGAAGACCACCAAAAGGCGATAGATTCCGCTAACAAGGCACTTGATGACTACAAGGAAGCTCACAAGGGTGACGAACAGACTATTGCTGACCTCACGGCAAAAAACAAGGCTTACGAGACGGCCTCATTAAAGTCTCGGATCGCTCACGAGGTTGGCCTGTCATACGATTGGATCTCACGCATCAGTGGAGAGGATGAAGATTCTATCCGCGCCGATGCCGAGTCCTTGAAGAAGCTCGTCGGTACGGGCGCACCGTTGCCGACCAAAAACACCGAATCGGGCGAGAATTTAGATCCTGCTAAAACGGCGCTCAGATCTGTTCTGTCCGGCATCAAAACAGACTAATTTTTAAGGAGGATGCTAAAATGGCATTTACATCAACAAGTTTTCCCCATGAACTCGTAAGAGAAGTATTCACAGGCGCAAAGGGTAAGTCCTCAATCGCTAAGCTCGCAGAGCAGACACCTATCGCTTTCTCTGGTACAGACGTTATGGTCTTCACAATGAGCGGTGAGGTTAATCTCGTAGCTGAGGGTGGCAAGAAGGCTGCTCATACTGGATCTAACGATACAGTAAAGATGGTCCCTCTCAAGATCGAGTACGGCCAGAGAGTATCTGATGAGTTCATCCGTTGCTCCGAAGAGAAGCAGCTCGACTACCTCAGAGCTTTCTCCGAGGCTTTCGCTGGTAAGATCGCTCGCGGTCTCGACATCATGGTTATGCACGGCACAAACCCTGCTACTGGTTCTGCTGCTACAACACTCATCGGCAAGAACTCCTTCGACACAAACGACTATGTAACACCCGTTTCTTATTCTGCTCTCGATCCCGAGGGTAACATCGAGTCCGCTGTTGCTGCTCTCGGCGATTATGACCTCAACGGTGTTGCTATGAGCAAGACTTTCGCAGCTGACCTCGCAAAGCTCAAGGTTAATGGCGTACCTCAGTATCCTGAGCTCGGATGGGGCGCTTCTCCTGACACTATCAAGGGTGTACCTGTTTCTATCAACAGCACAGTTTCCGCAGTTGATGGCGAGTATGCTTACGCTGGTGACTTCCAGAACGCTTTCAAGTGGGGCTATGCTGACATCATCAACTTCGAGGTAATCGAGTACGGTGATCCTGACAACACAGGCTACGACCTCAAGGGCTACAACCAGGTTTACCTCCGCGCTGAGGCTTGGATCGGCTGGGCTATCCTCGATGGTGCTGCTTT